ATTACGAACAACAGCGCCAGACTTGATGAACAAGCTGCGCTCTTTTACTGCCTCAGACACATAGGTGCTGAGATTATTCCTCTTTACGATGTCCGCGAGTAGGACACCGCCGGAATAATTCTGAAATGGTGCGGCCATCTTAGAAAACCAACGTTACAGGTGTGTGCGGGGTCCAAGCCACGGACTTGGGGAGACAAGCCCCACCGGGGCTACAAAGAAGCTTCCCTTTCCAGCACAGCTGCAAGTTCAGGCTCCTCTGCTTTTAGTTGCATTTGTCTCGTTATGTTAATACTACCGGCCTTGAATGGATTAGGCATTCCAGGGGCAATAACTGAGTTTGGTGTGGGCTTGGCTCCCATACCAGCGGCGCTGCTGGGTTTAAAGTGGTGCTCAAAACCTGAACCGGGATTCTTTAAATTGCCTAGGTAGTTAGTAATATCTTGCTCGACACCTTTGTCCAAAATTACAACGTCGCCGTTGTCCTTTTTGTGCAGGTTGTTTTGTACCAGCAGCAGCATCTGCTCGGCATTGATGGCACCGGCTTGGCTGATTGCGGACAACGCTTTTGTGCGCATGGTCGCCTCTTCGTTGGAAACCCTTAGGTCCGCCAGCTGACGCTCCAGTGCGCTGATTTGGCTGTCCTTTTCTTGGGCGCTTTTATTAGCTTCCTCCCAAAGGTCTTTCCATTGGCCTTGGTCTTCCAGCGTTTGTTTGCGCTGGTCGTCCTGCTTTTTGTAGACCTCATCCAGCTTGGATTTGATGCCTTGGAAACGTTCCTCGGCTTCAGTTGCTTGCTGTTTTAAGGCGGCAAGCTGGGTCTCGTATTCGGCTTTTACAGCAAGTGCAGGGTCTGGTTGCTGTGGAGCGGTGTCGGCTGCAGCCACGGGCTGGGCAGGACTCGCCACGGGCGTTTCCTGGATGACGTGCTCTTCCATAGTCAGAATTCAAAAGTAGAGGTAGGGGTTTCTTCCGCAGGCTTTGAGGGCTTGCGCTTACGCACAGGTTTGCATACCTCAGGTTCTGGTTGGGGTTCGCGTAGTTCCACGAGTTCCCATACTTCAGAACCATCAGGTTTAAGCACTTTTTCTAGTGACTTGCCCATGTAGGCATACTCCATGTACTTGTTTAGTCTACTTGTGTAGTTTGTAAGAACTTATGTCTTGGCGTTTATTCCTCAGTTGGGTCGGACTCACTGTCCTCAGTTTCAGTACCAGCCTGCTGTTGCTCACTAGCGGTGGGAAGAATTTCGCCTTGGACAAGGATTTGACGGAACTCGTCACGCGCCAGGACACCTTGCTCGAACAATGCCGTCAGCGCGGTTACGTCTTGGCCGATTAAACGGTCGATGTCGAAATCGCGGCTGATCTTTACTTCGGGTGGTGCGATTCCTACATAGTCGGCGGCTAAATTGAACGCTTTTTGTAAGGCTTGTTCTAGGTCAAGAGATACCATCGACAGCATTGAATTTGTGTCAACACGGTCCAGGCGGCGGGCGTCGGCAGACTCGGCAACAAACTTTTGTTGGCTTAACGTGCTGATGCCAAGCGTGGCCATCTGCATTTGTAGTTCGCGGATTTCGTTGGACTGTGCTTCAAATGCGTTTGCAGCTGGTTCTACGTAATAAACTGTGTTGCCAGGTTGGGTTGCCATGGCGTAATTGACGCTGGTGGCTACGTCTTTGGATTGGTCGTCCCAGCCTTCGAGGACAAGAATTGGCTGGCTTGCGATATGCAGACTGTGGATTAGGTCGGCTTGGCGCTGGAAATGGGCCAGGTTTAAATATGCAATGTCAAGTAAGGGCGGCTTACTTGTAAGGGTGTCTACTTTGCCGGAATATGTTGTGACCAGCGGGATTTGGCCCAAACTGTAGTCGCCTGATTCCACTAACTCGTAGTCCGAGGTGGCATCTGTTGCGTCGAAGGCGTTTGGATATGGGAAGCCTCCCTGCATGTCCTTTTTGGTTTCGACCTGGCGGTAGATGCGGTATTGGCCGGGCTCGATTACACGGATCTGGTCGTATACTTTTTCGCCAAATTCGCCGTCAGGGACTACTGCTTTTTCCTTGATGCGGACCTGTACTAAATTGCCGTAGTTGACTTCACGGTCCAGGCGCCAGCCGTAGATGTTGTCTGGGTCGATTTCGATCCAATAAGGGCGGCGGTTAAGCTCGCGCTCTTCCGCAAGGCTGCGGGCACCCGTTGGAGCTGGAAAATCTACTAGTGTATGACAATGCCCGTAGGTTAATGAGCACAGCAGCAGGCGGCGGGCGTATTCGTCTAAATCTGAGCCGCAACCATCAACGTCCTTTGCAAAAATATCCGTCCAGTATGGGTCGCCGACTAAACTGATCGGTTTGCGCAGAATTAGTCCTGCAGCAGCACGCACCAGGCGTTGCGTAAATGGGGAAAATACGGCCCGGTTTACACGCGCTAAATACGCCGTGTAGTCCTCGCGTGGTTCAATTGGCAGGAACGCCTCGCTGTTCTCGCGGAGGTATTCCGTCCCAAGGGTGACGGCCTTCATGATTTCCCAGCCCTTCATCATGTCCAGCACCGCTTGCGTGCGGGTGAACGGACTGTCAGCTCCACCGAGGGTGTTGGAACTTACAAGGTGGGTGCGAATGTTACCAGGGACTGCGTATGTCATTTAGTCACCGCTTCTTACGATTAGGTAGGATCAGGTCCATTATGTGTGATGTTCCAGCCCTTGGCGTCAAGACTAAGCCAAGCTGCATTAGCAGCCGCTGACCATGTGGAGGTGTGAGCGTTAGTGCCGCCGCCGATGCCAAGTGCGATGCCAGTAGCACCATTAGTGTCTAGTGAGACTTGGAGTGCGCTTTTGATACTACTGCTCCTCGGGGAACGGGTACTTTGCCTTTACTGCAAGACAGGCAGCCTTGTATTCATCGATTTGGTCTTGATCGTCTTTGGCGGTCCCGTCTAGAAAATCCTGAATCGGTGGGTATTCCGCTGCTCGTTGCAATCTGATCCCGTGTTTAACGGCTTCAATCACGTCAGCATCATTACCTGCTGGAACCACGGCATCAAGATCGTGTGCAAATAGCGTCTTGCTTGCAACTTCGCTTGCTTCGTAGCTGATTACGCCATCCTCATCAGTGCTTGGGGTAACGGCATACGGAACAAGCCACTGATTCTTGACGAAGCGAGGTCTGGGATAATCGCTGCCGTAATTTACGAAGGTAGGCTTTGACACGGGATTTGGCTGGCAATACGCTTTCTTTTATCAGTTTAGACGTATCAGCGTACCGAAGCCAGCCGCGAAAAGATCCAATGACATGCCGCAGTCGAATTGCTTCATTCAACGTCATACGCTTGACCTTCAATCTTTCCTTAAATCGCTGAATGGTTGCTTTGCGAACCAAAGTTTTATCACACCAAAAACGATAACCCATAAAATCAACGCCTCTAGAATCAATAGGGAATATTTGCCAGTTTTCTTTTAGTGTTAATTTGAGCTGCTTTAAGTAGCTTTCTATTTCTTTCTTTAGCAAATGAAGTCTTTCTTTGCTTGGGGCAAGAATGACAAAGTCATCGCAATATCTAAAATAATACTTAACGCCTTGATCCTCCTTTATCCAGTGATCAAATGAGTTAAATATTACGTTACCAAAATATTGGCTTAAGTAATTACCAATTGGTACGCCTTCTTCGGAATCAATGATTGTATCCAGAATCTTTAGCAGGCTTGGGTCTTTTATCTTTGCGCGGACAGCTGTTTTAAGTGCGTCATGATCTATCGATGGGTAAAATTTTTTGATGTCACATTTCAACGCATACCATCCCTTGCAGTTCGGCATTATATGTTTGATGCGTCTAACGCCATCATGTATGCCCCTGCCTGGTATCGAGGAATAACTATCGCGGATAAACGCTTTTATCCATATTGGACCAATAATTTGAACGATTGCATGGTGAATAATTCTGTCAGGGAAAAATGGTAAGGCATGGATAACGCGATGTTTGCCGCGCTCTACCAGCTCGAAAGTGGTGTATTTGCCATTCACAAATGCTTCATCTTCTAACAGTTGCTGTATTTTAAGCAAATAACAATTAGGATTTTCGTCTACTTTTATAACTTGTTGAGTTCTGGTCTTGCCACGCTTTGCATTTTCGTAAGCAACCCGAAGGTTTTCTATGTCGTAAATTTGATGATATAAATTACCATAACGTTTCATTTTTAAGCCCCCAGCGTCGCAGCATATTCGGCGTACCTACTAATGCTTTATGCGGTGCAGTTGTTTCACCAAGAGGTGTGGCTTGCTCTGTATGGTTTACTAAAAACCTGGGGGCAACGGCGAGACCCGATGTTCGTGTTGGAATTGCCCGAATCATTGTTCAGATTCAAGTAGAAGGCTCCATCCTGCGTACCATTGTTGGAATTGCCTCCCACATTGGCCACACGCCACCCGGAAAAACAGAGCCAAGCCAAGGTGATGTAATTTGGCATCACCGTATAAGTATAGCTTTTCTTAATTTTCAGCATACGCCAGGCGAGACCCGAAGTACGCGCCGGAAACGCCCGAAGCATCGGCCAGCCACAAGCAGAAGGCCCCAACCAGCGCACCATTGCCGGAATCGCCCCCCACATAGGCCACACGCCACCCGGTAGAGCTCCAGAAAGCATCTCCCAGGTACGTCGTGCTGCTTGCTCCCGTCACAACAGACGGTAAAAATACATCTGCTAACGGATGTAGCTCTTTCTGGTATGACGCTGATCCAGTTGGAACTTGAGCGTAAAAGTCATAACCATCAGCAGTGTTGTCTGCAAAAGCTGTTTGATCATTAGTCAAATAGACCACTCGCTCATAAACGTTTATGCCGTCAACGAATTGCCACGCGCGACCATAAAGATTTTCAATGCCGCGATATGACATGTAATCATCAGCGTTGGAACCGTTATCAGTGCTGTTGACGCTGTGATTGCCATCACCATCACTTTGACCTGTTGTCACTCCATAAGTTGTGCCAGCGTCAGAGCCATTCCCAATCACTTTTTGTGAGTTGTAATCCTGAAACTCGCAAACAAGCAGTGTTTGAATAGCAGCCAGCTCTAAGTAAGACAATACATGCCATCCAGTGCCACGAGCTGCGGCTTCGGTGCGGAAGGTGTTGCGGGTTTGGCTGCGGGTATTTGTTTGACCGCTTACGCTAGATCCAGTGCCAGCATCGTCATAGGTGTGATAAGCCCCAAAATAGAACGCACTTTTGTAAGTACCGTCTGTCTTGATAAATGCAGGATGTGGCCGGAAACCTTGGGCAATAAGACCATCGTTACAACCCAATTTGACTTCACGGGTGTGAACACCATTTAAGAAGCCGTAACGCACGCTGAATGCAGGCACCTCAACAACCACTTGACCATCAGTACCTGTAAGGTCACTTGCTACTGCACCAGCGGCAGGTGTAGCAGTTGAAGTGGCTGCAAGGCATTCCCACAAGTACCCGCCATTCGTAACACGCTGCCCCACGGTGAACGTACCAGCAGCCCATGCCGGTACACCGACACGAAGTGAACTATTTGTGCTTTCACTAATTGTGCCAGTATAAGCAGTATCAAGTGCTTCAGTTTCTATAATGCGAAGCCAATCGCCTGCTTTCATGTCGCTGTCATCAGCGTCTAGGTAATACTGAACAACCCCAGCATCGTTAATGACACAACGACGCATTCGCGATTGAACGTCAATGTCTACCGCGCCCGTAAGGTCGCTGACTTTGATGCTGGTACCTGGCAGATAAAGCCCATAAGTATCATCGTCGTGGTCCCAGCCAAAGACTGCGGATGGAGTAATTTGCTCCCAGGTTGGGGCTGCACTGGATCCATTGGAGACAAGTACTTGACCTGCTGCTCCATAGTTAGCACCGCCTACGCCAATAGGGCCAGTGGTAGTGAATGTTCCGCCATTCTCTAGTTCAAGGTCACCGCCGACAGTGAGCTTGTCTGTCGTTTTGTCGTAGGTAAGACCGGCGTCACCACCTAGGGCTCCGCCGTCATTAAATTGAACCTGCGTGTCCGCACCGCCAGGAGTGGCAGCGCCGCCTGCTCCTACTTCGTCGAGGTTGCCGGTAAATGGGTTGAACTTATAGCTCATGACTAGACCTTAGCAACGCTGGAAAGGTTTCCACTGGAATAAGTCAACGTTAAAGTTGCTACCGTCGTTCCAGTGGCACCACCGAGTTTAAAGATTACGTCTTGACTTCCGGTAGCTGGGGTAGCTGCAGGGCTAAATTCGATGTAATCGTGGCCGGGTACTTCTAAACCTTGGACAACTGAGGCTGAATATGTGCCGTCAGGGTTTCTTATTAAACCGCTTTGTGTGCGTGCGGTCGTAGACATCGCTTAAGCCGCAGTAGAGCAATCTAGTGATAGTATAGCTAGTTTTCTTTTAACTAGTTCTCATCGTCCTCGACTTCGATCATTACTTCGATGCCGCTGGCAAGACGTACCATCAGACCCGCAAAATCCTCGGGGTCTTGGGGTGTCATGAAGGCAAATGAGGCTTCCGTGGTGCGGCTTTCGGAGTCCACTTCGAGGTGTGTGCAGAAACCGCTGACGATTCGGGTGCCCACTATTTTTGTCCCTTTGGTTTACGTTTTTTGGCTGTTTTGGCCGCTTTTTTGAATGCGTCAGCGGTTGGGGCGCCCTTTGAGCCTGGTTTGCGCATTTTTTCGTCCGCGCCACCCTTGATGCGCTTACGCTTGGCGTGGATATTGGCGTAAAGACCGCGTTTTGCCATGGAAATCGCGACAGCTGTTCATATTCTACTTCTTGGGGCCTTTCTTTCCTTTGGGCTTCTTCTTTTTGCCTTGGCCGTAGTGTCCGGGCATTGATTTACTCGCTGGGTTCAGCTGAATCTACCTCTTTTTGTGGTGTTATTTCGGCTTCGATTACGTCGCTTTGCGGTAGTTGCGCGGTGACTACTTTTGGTTCGACTTGGATATTTAGTGATGGAACTTGGACCGAGACTTGTTCGGGGGTGTTTTCGCCCAGAACACGTCCCAGGGAATCCAAAACTTGCGCGGCGACTTGGTAGTGGCCTTTTTTCATGGCGGCGTGGACGACGCGGAGACGCATTGTTTGGATGCGGCCCAGCATTGCTTCGCGGTCGCGGATCCAGTCCTCTTCGGTCCAGCTTTTTACTTGGTCCCAGTCGCGCCAGGCAGTGGGGATGCTTATTCCTTCGCGGGCAGAATGTTCATATACGATTTGGCGCACGCTGTGGCCGTCAAGTTGGTGCCGGTACATGCGGCGTTGTCGTGCCTCGATGTATTCTTGGGCGCGTTTATCACCACGGGTTCGCTTTTTTGGGCCTTCGTAATTAACCATTGGTTTGTGTAGCTCAGTACAACCTATATGAAGTTTTGCCCATTACGCCTGCTTTTGCCAGGTTGAATTGTTGTAGGCATAAGTAACCGAAAGCGTCAAAAGCATGGTCTACGCCAAGATTTTTGTTCGGTAGGCCCGTTCCAGGGGCATAGGTCAGGCTGCGGAAGGATTTGATTAGTTCCTTGCAGCGCGGGTGGATGAAGCAGCGGCGCGTTCCAGTGGCATCTAAAAGCGCGGTGTTGACGGCGGTGATTTTGTCGCGTACTTTCCATGGGCTGCGGGGTGCGCAGACGCGGAATCCCGATTTTCGTAAAATGTTGTGGTCTGTTGCGCCTACACCTTGCGTTTTGCGGGCGCCGCCTGTTGGGTCCGGGCAGGCCATGATGCGACGTTCCAGGCCGAAGCGGCGGATTACTTCTTCTGTGAAATCCCAGGTGGTGGCGCCGCCGGTTAGGTGGATTTCGTCGAAAACGTAGAGGGTGTCGTTGTCCGTGACGGCGCAGATTCCTGTCATTGGGTCCACGTTGAAGTCCACGCCCAGTAGTAATGGGAGGATTGGGATGTCCTTTGCGGTGGTGCTGATGTTGGCGTCGCTAAATGAGACGGCAACGAGGCCGGATAGGTTTTCAAAGCTGGCCTCGAACTCTTGGCGGAAAGTTCGGGGGTCGAGTTGGCCTCGTGCAGCTTCGATTTCCTCCGGTGGAACGTTGCCGCCTTCAATCGTAGTGAAGCTCCACCGTTTCCAGTTGGCGTCGCCTGTGATGCAGTACTGCCATAGCTCGTAAAACCAGCTGGCCGTTCCATCGGGGGTGGAAATAAATAAGGCCCAGCCCTGTTTGTCGGCTAGTGCGGGGCGGATTACCTCGAACCAGACGGCGGCGTCCATAAATGCGGCTTCGTCGAGGACTACGCCCGATAAACTGCGGCCTCGTAGCGCCATTGCGTTTTCGGTGCCCTTTAACTCAATCGTGGAACCGTTGACAAGTTCCAGCTTGAGGTCCGTTTCGTTCTTGGATTTGATCCACGCCGGGGGAACAATACGTTTCATAACTTTCCAGGCAATGTCTTTTGCCATGCGGTAAGTCGGGGCGCAATAAAAGAAGGTCTCGCCGGGTGCGGCAATCGCTCCACGCAATAGTTCGATGCAGGCTAGGTACGACTTCCCGAAGCGGCGGCCTGCTACCAGTACGCGAAAACGCGCATCGCTGTTGAAAACTTCACCCTGCGCGTGCCGTAGCGATAGTGCGGGTGGTGTACGTACAGCCATATCACAGTAGAAAGTATTGGGTGCGTATTTTTTTTGGGGGCCTGTACTACAGGATAGTTGACTTTTGGTGGATACCCCCTTAGTATTACAGTAACAGATGTTTCCCACGTACCAGCAGGTTCCCTATGTCCTTTTATTGGCCGCCCTTGTTGCGAACCCGCCCCCCTTGTTGAGAACGGGTCGATTAGTAAAAATGAACTACCGGCGCAGGGTAAACCCTTCTCCGTTCCGGTAGTACAGTTGAACCAAGAGGCGCAGGGTGAACCCTTCTCCGTTCCTCTTGGTGTACTTAATATAGTACAATAAGCCGCGCTTGTGCCAGTGGCTGTGACACTTTGTCTACTGTCCTACATTACAAAATGTGACGGGATCAGTCGGCGTCAGTAGCAGCGCCGGCAGCCAGGGTCAGGCAAGTTCCGGCCAAGCCAGCGCAGGCAACCATTGCCACGGCACGCCCAGTCGCGTCAGGGCCTTTGGGGTCAGCCGACAGTAGGCCAGCCAGCGCAACGCCCACACAGGCTGCTGTGATACCACTGATAGCGAAGCAGGCAACGTATAGGGATTTCTGAGGGATGCAGTTGGTCATGATAAGAAGTTTTGATGTAAAGGTTTGTGATAGCTGTGCTTGATCTCAGAAAGTGTGCCCAATGAGGGCACACAGTCCTAACTCAAAAATACGTAGGCTCGGGCTTGTGATCGTACAGAGCAACTACAGCCGCGTCAGGGTGACGCTCGCGCATGCTTTTAGCCAGGCTTTCGGCAACATTCCTATAGTCGGTCCACAAGTCAGACTCGACACCGTCTAATAGGAGGACGACTTGGTAGCGTTCGGAGTGAGTCTTCATTGTTTTGTAAGTTGTGCGGTGTGTGTTCCGCTTGTCTGTAGTGTAGCAGTTTGGAAGCAGCTGTCAACGCTTAACGCTGGCAATCAATTCTCAAACTGTCACGCCATCTTTAGGCGACGCGACACAGTAGATTGACTGATGCCTAGGTGTTGAGCAATCTGGCGTTGGCTCAACCCGTAGTGACGGCTTAGGCGTTTGGCTTGCCGCGTCTGCCGTTGCTGTGGTGACTCAGTGACCCATAGGATCACGATCAGTGGTAAAAGAATCAGCGCGATGATTGCAGCTGTAGATGTGGTGATCATTGAAAGCAGAACCGAACGGGCGTATGTGGTGCTCTCCGTTCGGTCCTTACTGTAGCAAACTATGGGGGCTGTCTACGTGTTGACGCTCCAATCAATTCTCAAACCGTCACACTATCGGCGATCCACTGGCTAAGCGCTTTCTTCCTAGCGCCGTGCGCTTTAAAGACAACGACACAGCGCCGGAAGCCTTCGCTTGCCTGCTGAGCTTCCAAGGGTTTGGCGCACAGTTTGCAAGACTGACAGGTAACGCCGTCGCGATACTGTTGCGGGCAGGCTACGAATTGAATGCCGTGCTCATCGGTCCACTGTCTGCGCTCATCATCGTGGGCAGCAACACAGACCGAAGCGAAGCCCTGCCGTGTCATCTCGGAAGCCTGTGTTTCGGAGTTACAAGATAGGTTGATTGTCCAGCCTGACTGATTCTGCTCTTTGATTGTTTCTAGGTTTGACTCGCTGTGGATGTGGTGAGTGTACCCGTAGGGTCTCAGCTTGTGAAACTTAAAGCTGTCAGCGAGAAAGCCCACCACAGTGGGATCGATTCTGCCACCATGATGCGGCAGATCCCCAGCCGTGTTGACTCTGATCATCGTGCCAGGGGCTGGCTTTAAGTCTCGCAACTGATCGCATAAGTCCAGCCAGTCGCCACCACGTTTTGACGTGCCATCATTAAGTTTTTTCCATGCCATGCCTTCGTGGCCAAACATGGCATAGCAAGTTCGGTTGATCTTATGCTCGCAAGTGTCAGGGCAACTGTTCGCCGATGTTCTCATCGCAAGCATTGCAGGTTGACCCTTAGCGGTGAGTTTGCGGTTGGCTGTCTTTGTGACTTGGAAACGAGTGATCATTGGAATAAGTGGGTTTAAGTTGAGTTGATACTGTAGCAGATCAGTTCATCCGACCTTTGATGAGATTCACGCTTGCGCTTTTCGCGTAGTCTTTCCCGTAACGAACCAACACACAAGCAAGACCGGCACGGTCGGCATCTTCGTTGTTGATGTATCGCCCATAGTACGTGCCAACACTGACGATTTGAAAATCCTTTCCAGCTGACCAGTCAGACCAGATAGCTGCTTTGCTGCTGTATGCGCGGCCGTAGGCTGCGATGACTGTTAGTTCAAACATGGGTGACCTTGGGTGGGTTCTCCCTGATACTAGATCACAATACAAAGAACCGTCAACCCCCAAGGCGAAAATGCACCAACATTCGCTGATCGTCTTGTCTTTCCTGGTTTTCCTGTTAGTGTGCTTTGGTAGTCAATCGCCACACCATGGCAACTAAAGCAGAAATCGAGCAACGGCAGTCTGTTATCCGCGGTTGGCTGGAATCCGGCATAACTCACAGCAGCGCGGCAACCATGGCATCTGTCCGCTTTCAAATCAGCAGATCCGTTTCATATGACGCCATACGGCAGGCACAGCAAACAATCGATTCCAGTGATGACGGGCCAGCAGAATCAGAACAGGATGACTTAAACCCTCTCAGCGTCTTGGCCACGTTGCAGCATCACTTCAACATCGCGGCCGCAAGTGGGGACGTGCCAGCCATGGCCAAACTGGTTCAATCAATGGACAAAGCCCGTTCATGGCGTGGCTTGAAACAAGAGAAAGCGTCACCGCTGCAATCGCCCCACGCTTGAAACCGTGCCAGTTCCTAACCTAGGGGCTGGCTTTATTTTTGGTTGATGCAAAGCACCAGAACGCACGGATTTTTCGCGTGTCCGCGTCTAGTGCTGCTCACCATGGGCGATGGACGAACCACCGCAAAATATTTCGTACTGTCCACGTCAGTGTACCACGCGACCCGCTGTGCGCTGGCGGCATGTGGTGACACGTTCCAGCTGCTTGAATGGCAAATCCGGCCCTGGCCCCTTGTGTGCGGCGACCTAGGCAAAGGCGAATTTTTAGCGTCTTGCTATTCGTAATGAATGGCGTTTTCGAGGGCCGCTAGGCCCGAGAAATAACGTTCCACCCGGTCCTTGAACCTGGTTTCAGCGCCGATTAGCTCTAATGCGGATAGCTCGCGGACCTGTGGTGCTCCGGTACGACGTGCCACCACAATTAACGCTCCAGCCGCTTGAATGCCGGTCATTTCACGTAGCCCCAGCGAGTATGCGCCGCATTGGTCTATGTAGTTTTGTAACATATCCTCGTTTCTTTCGCGGACGCTGGTCTTCCAATCCACGACATAAAGTCCTTTACGGTCCTTTATCTCCAGCAGGGCGTCTGCCGTTCCAGCAAATCCAAGCGGGTGCCGGATGCTGAATTCAATCGCATGAATGGCCGCAAGATTGGATTCGATCCACCCTCGCAGGCCGCGTGCATAGCCTGATGCGCTCCAGGCAACCCTAGGGGCGCTTTGAATGGCCTTGTCGAGTGCCCAGCTGGTGATAGCTGGTGGACAACGTTCCAGGCCCTCCTTGTTGTCTTTTAGGCTTCCTCGTTTTGTGGCGGTTTGGATGGCGAGTTTTCTGGTGACTCGTAATAGACGTTCCGCGTGATCATGGGCAAGCGTTCCACGCTTTGCAGCCATGTCTCGGTCTTCTTTAGCAGTCGGTCTAGTGAGCCACCGTTCCAGGGCTTGTTGCTGCCATTCGGGTGCCGTTTCTTTGAGAATGTGCGTAACACTGTGAAAAACGCTGCCAGCGTCATCCCGATACACGCGGAAAGGGCCAGAATCATCACGTACCAGGGTATTTCTACTTAGGTTATTCAGCTTTTGCTGTGCGCTGCTAGCCATGCTTTTATAAGCTGATTTTCCTTCGGGACTATTAAGTGGTATGAACTGACCCAACCCACCTTATCGCCGACCGTGACACGTACCATCGAGTCAGGTTCCGTCACGATTTTTGTTTCCGGCACCTTCACCGAGTCCGGTATACAAGCTGTGATATTGGTGCTTGGGGTCGTCTCGGCCATCGTCCATGTACATACGTTCCAGCCTATTCTGCCGTTCTCGCTGCGCTTGTACTTCTTCCCTAGTGGTCATAAAATACTCTTTCCCATATCTACTATAGCCAATAAAAAGCCCCGTGCCATAGAAACACGGGGCCTTATTAGGTGCTAGGCAGCTTCCTTGAATGGATTACCACCAGCAATCAGCCTGGTGATGTCAAAACCAGCCTTTAATGCTGCGTCCCATGCCTTATCCATCACTGCTTGGCTGGTCTTACGGGGTACAGGCCGCAGTGTGTACTCCGTATTTAGTCCTGAGCCTTCCTTGCTAAGAACAAAGTCCCATTCCATCAGGTTTTCGTAGTCTTCCATTTGGGAAAGGCTGTCAAATTCCTTGATGATTGACTTCTGAGTGATGCTCAGAACCTGAATGGTTCTTGAATCGTGGCTGTAGCAGGGAACAGCAATGGCAAATTTGACTGCTTCCGGTCCAGTGCCTTCACGGTTCATCCGGCGTGAATAGCCTGGTCCCATTTCCTGCTCAACATCAGCAGGTGATGGATCGTCAAGAAAACGGAATGGCCTTACGCTGCCGTCTGTAGCTTCGCCCCAGCACTCATAAAATTCCAGTGGCTCTTCGGCGAGTAGCGCAAAACGAACCTGGCTGCCTGCCTGGATCTTGCTGGGGTTCAAATAACCGCCGCCTGCGCCGCCTGCAACGGCCTCTTTGTTCTTCAGGAAACTCATTTTGTGGCTTTAGCTGTGGGCTAGAACTGCCCGGTGCTTGGCCAATATAGCACATTGATGAGGGTGGACAGCTTCGCTACAATAAAAAGCGCCCCAGAGTTGGTAAGACCCTAGGGCGCATGTCCATGCAACCCTGTAGGAGTTTAGCAAATGAATCTGCTGTCGTTTGTTCGGTCGTTGCCGAACCAGTGGGCAACAGCGCCTATCTACAAAAAAGGCGTTCCAATGCCAAAAGGTGGCGAAGCCTGCGGCAAAAATCCGCTTGGTAGGGCGCACCACGACAAGATGTCGCCCGAAGCCACGGCGATGGTCATTGAACGTGAGCCCGAAAAGTTTCAGGCTGTTGGTGTTTTTACCGGGCCACGCTCTGACGGGTTGGTGATCTTGGATGTTGATGCCAATCTCGGCGCTGTTGAAGCCAAGTGGGGCAAGGATTTAGCTAACGCTCCACGCATTACGTCGCCCAAGAAAGCGGCTGCAAAGTTTCTGTTTACCGTTCCACCAGATCTTTGGACTGAAGTTTCAGACATCAGCCTTGCTGCTAGCGGTGAAGGCTGGGAAGTTCTGTGGGGCCGTCAAGGGCTTCTAAACGGTGCCTACCCCTCTGGTGGTAGTTACACCCTTGAAGGTGACCTAAACGCCATTCCAGAGGCTCCTGGGTGGCTTGTAGAGCACATGAAGCAGTCGTTCAAGGCCAAGAACGACAAAAAGGTCACTAAATCAGCCCGTGATGGCCGCTGGCGAATGCGTTCCACCGAAGAACGCATCGCCATTGCTCAGTCCTGTCTGTCTGTTATCCAGCCACAAGGCCGGGGCTCTGAACAGCTTTGGTGGCAGATCGGGGCGATGCTTCAGTCCGACCTGCCTGGTGATGAAGGTCTCAACCTGTGGCGTGAATGGTCGCTCCAGGATTCTGAATACGAAGATGACTGGGCTGATGGCAAAGACCCCTGCCAAAGCCGCTGGGAAAATGGCTTTAAGTCCCAAGGTGGTCTGGGTTTTGGAAGCCTTATCCGGCTGGCCGATCATTACGACCCAGAACGGCAACGCTTCACCCGTGATGGCTGCGGCTCAGTTGTTGATGAAGTCGAGGCCAAGCCTGTTTTATGGCAACGTGAACGGCCTTCCTTTGAAGAGGTAATTGAAAAAGCTCGGTCCTATCTGGAGCTGGATAATCCCGCTGAGACCAACTTCAAGCTCAACAGCTTGGCCCTTGATGCTGGTTACCGGGACCAATTTGCACTGGAAAAGCTGATTGTTGACCAGATTCAGTACGAAGGCGCGAAGGGGTTAATGGATGTGGCTGCGCTCCAAGATTTAGAGGGTCAACGTGAATTTTTGATCCCTGATGTGCTTCCACATCCTTCGGTTGTCCTGATCTATGGCGCTGGTGGTGACGGCAAGTCCATGTCTGCCTGGACGCTGGCAAAGCACATCGCTACTGGAGCACCCTTTGTGGTCCGTGGGAGGCACGTTCCAGTCCAGCAAGGCCCTGTGTTGCTTCTGAATGGCGATCAGCCTTTGATCCAGCTCAAAGAGCAGCTGGAAGAAGTTGATTATCCGATGGACTCCAACACCAAACTGCTTACGGATTGGTCGCTCCAGCGTTATGCCCAGTTCGTCAAGCTGATGGAAAAGGTCCAGCCCAAATTGGTTGTCATTGATTCGTTAATCGGTTGCTCTGGCGGTAGGGCATTTGATGAAAACAAAAGCGACTTCGCAACGCCTCTGTATTGGCTGACTAAGAACAACGGTGTGTTATTCCCTGCAACCACCATCTTGGTTATCCACCACGCCAACAAGCAGGGCGGTTTTCGTGGCACCTCTGCCATTCGGGATGCTGTCGATGAAACATGGGCACTCCGTAAGCCCAGCAATGAGGACGTGGAAAAAGGTTCCGCTCCAGCGCACAGCCGAATCATCACGATTGAGAAGTCCCGGTCTGGTCGTTCCGGTACGGCGCTCATCATGCGCCAGGAAACCGACCTGAGCTTCTCCGTGGCTGATTTCACACCAGAGGTCGATAACAACGATGTATCGCCTTCCAGCGTCACCGGCAGGGTGCTCCAAAGGCTTCGTGTTGGGCACCCCCGTGCATTTACCAACACGGAACTCAATTCCGATCCAGTGGTGGGCGGAAAAACTGCCGCCATCCAGAAGTCGCTCCAACGGTTGGTAAAGCGCGGCCTTATTTCTGAGATTCCTGGAACTGGTAGGTACGGAAAAAAGACGTACCAGGCTGTCCTCGCGTGTGGAGAGGTTGCGTATGTGTGTCCATCTAAGGAAAACCCTTCCAGTGGAACGGATGTCAGGGTGGACAGCGTCCAAGAAACAGAAGAAGTGTCCAACCTAGATTCCGGTGAGGACGTTAAGGACGTTGAGGCAGGACACACTGCAACTGACGTAGAGGGGCGTCCACCCTCAGAACCCTGTGATGGTGCGGGTTCTGCCCAGACTGGACCCTCAGGGCAATATCCCCGCGCGAGGGAAATGGATCGTACCAAGGAAGAATCAGACGCTCTGATGAATGCGGCTTGGGACAAGTGGTCCGACTGACCTAGGTTTGTCTGTGTAGTATGTGAGGGCCTTACCAGCCTTCACATGCTGTCGCAAGAAACCGAAGTCAACTTCAAGCTGGCTAGATACGCAGATAGCTTTCCTGTTGAAGTTTGTGTAACTTTTGCCGCTGCTGATAGCAAAAAACGTCCGTTTATTGAAGGTGTGATTGTCAATCCTTCACCAGAAATATATGACCGCTTAAATAACCCTGCTACCACTATGCGATGCTACTGCCATAGCGATATGCCTCTTCAGCAGCAACAGGAAACCATTGCCAATATTGAGCCTGGCACTACGATTAGGGTGCTCGCCCAGCAACCGTCTACAAAATACGATGGCAAAGCTTTCGGCACGTTAATTAGTTTTTTTAATACTTTTAAACCCGAAGATAAAAAATTGCAATCACTTAAGGCCGCGCCAGCACAGAAACAGACCTTCACCGTAAGCAACATGCCTGCGGATTTGGTGGAGCGTATGGATGCAAAGTTGGATGATATGGATATAAAGAGGACGTACTTTTTGAAGAAATTGATAAATAAATTTTTGGTGGGTGACTTTGACGACGACTTCGTGTAGGGTTCTGACGGTCCACTACTTTAGTAAACCCACCCACCTACACCCATGCCTACATTTGATTTGCCCGAAAACGTCCTTGCAGCTTCTGAGAACATCCTGTTAAGGGATCTTTTGGAATCACCTGCTTTTTCCTACTGGATGGTTAGCTCTCTATGCAATGGAGTTCAGGCGGGCCGCTCATGCACTGAACAAGTCAGTGAACGCGACGAGTTTTTTGTTTTTAAGGTGCAAAAGCTTCTTACAGCTATTCCTATAGAAACAAAGCGAGCCTGCTTTAGAGAAACGGCTACGCAGGTTGTACATAATAAAAATGCGCGTGTTGCCGCTGCTCAAGCACGATCAGGGCATATCAGAATCATTGGGTAGATCAGGTAGCCAGCCCTTTTTGATCAGACCTTCCACCACTTCTTGTTGTGTTAGGTAAAGGCGAAAGAACTTGCAGGTCAACTCTTGCAGTTCTTTCGTGTCTTCACAGCTGGAAATTTTACGGGCGTACCGCTCGTATACAAATTCGCGGTTTGGGTCCATTGTACAAACGCTCACTACTACATTATGCTTAATAATTGGCTTTCGCGTCAGACTGGTATTAGGTACTGCGGTCCAATGGAAGACTGGGCCACCATTACTTACTACCAACTAAAAGGGCCTACACCTTATTTAGCAATTGTGCGGTATACGGCGCATGGAACGGACCTGCGGCCTGTCAGTATTTGCGAAGATTTGTATTACGACATGCCTGAGGATTTCTGCCGCTTGGAGCGGGACGTAGATTTTGCGCTGACTATGGGCATCGATGCCAGCATTTTGAGCACCTACGCACATGAAATTTTTCCCAGCATTACGTCGCTTCTGACGTAGTGTGCTACTGTAAGCAAGTCGTTCGGAGCCCCACCATGGCCCACGCTCAACTAATCAGCTACAGCTACACCAGAGGATCAGATCTTCTGCATGTCCAGGCCACTGTTGATGATGCTGTTCAGGTCTTGCCTGCAACCCACTTAGATCCACCCGAGTTTGACTCTGCACACTGTGAAGCAGTCATTCTCTGGGACGAACCACTAGACCACACAAACGCACCAACACGGGAACAGGTGGAGCGTATGCTTCCCTGGATCACTGACTGGTGCGCTATTCCTCCTATCACTTTCGACGATGACTGATCCTGTGCACGCTCCAGCGCATTACCAAAGCCCTAATGGCGTGGAGTGTATTGAAGCGATCAAAGCCGCAATGACATTCGATGAATTTATTGGGTATCTGCGCGGCAATTGCTTCAAGTACACCTGGAGGTATCGCGAAAAAAATGGCGTTGAAGATCTCCGTAAAGCCGAGTGGTATCTACGCCGTTTGATTTCAGAATTTGAATTTAATCCGTATGACGATCCTCTCAGATGAATTGCCCGGACTGCAACCGATCACCGCAAAAAGGTGATCGGTGGGTTACTCAAACTAAACCTCGTTTTGAAAGCAGCATTGTGCGGGGCCGTAAATGCCCTGCCTGTGGTTACAAATGGTTTACAGCTGAAGTCCCAATTATCTGCGACCTTGACTCTACTGATAGGGTTGCAGAGCTAGAGGTAATAGTTAAAAGCCTCTTGCAAGCCTCTTACGAAACCTTTCCTCTTTAATCATGTCTACACACCCATTTGACACCAGCAACTTTGCAAGCGTAAAACTCAAGCACGTTCCAAACTACTTGCAAAACGAAGCTGCGGATTACAATCTCCGGGTTGCGGCTTGGTTTGATAACTACGCTGTAAACGCTGCTCAGTTTGATGCTGCTATGGCTGATCAAGACAAGCGTTGGAAAATGCGCACCGCAGAAGGTTGGGAAGCCGATGAAGGTGGCTGGTACACACCCACTGGCATCAGCGAACACGACTGGGAACACGACTACGGAAATCCTTTTCCTGAAGAACCTGTTTGGGAAAATTACAAGGCTCTTAAGCGTTGCACAGCTGGCTGGCGTATTGACGACACCGGCTGGTACAGTCCCGAAGGCCAACACGAGTCCGAATGGACAGGCCCACTTCCTGAATACACACTTCTTTGAAGACCACCCATGTCTGACTACAACTTGTTTTTCGGTGTCGAGCATCTGCACAAGATCTCGACATCAATTTCTATCGCCTTCGATACTGAAACGCTCCAGCTACAGCCTGAAATCGGCAAACTTCGTTTGATACAACTGGGTTGCGAAGTTAGCAAAACCATTATCATCATTGACTGTTTTGAACTAGATACGGATGGCTGGCAAAAGCTCCGCCTGTTCTTTACCAATGGTGAGCGTTACTGGCTAGCCCACAATGCAGTGTTTGACCTTGGTTGGCTTCAAGAACATGGCATCTATGTGCGGGGACGGAGAATTGGCTGCACCATGCTTGCCAGTAAGCTCCACCACAATGGAACGCCTAACCTCAGACACGGGCTAGCCCATGTGGCCAAGCGTGTCCTCAAAATTGAACTCGACAAGGAACAGCAGCGGTCTGATTGGAGCGTTCCAGTCTTAAGTCGAGACCAATTGGTCTATGCCGCTAAAGATGTTGAGGTGCTGCTCCAGCTGGATTATCCACTTACAGTGGCGTTGCAAAATGCACGGCTTGCTGACGCATACGCATTAGAGTGCAAAGCACTTCCCGCTATGGCCCAGATGTGGCGTACCGGGCTTCCTTGGAACCGTACCAGTCTTGAGCAGCTTTGTAATGACTACCAACACGACATTCATGCGCTCGGTAGAGACTTTTTACGGGAACTTGATAACGCGCTTCCGGCGGAACATAAGCTTCCAAGAGAAGCAGCAAATACTCAAAGACTTTCAAAGCTTCGAGACCTTGTTACGCAAATGGGGCACGAAGACTCAGACTACGAAAAGTGGTATGCGGAAATTGAACAGATTGAAACGGCGCCGAAAGCGTTTAACCTCAGGCCGAAAGCTACAGGTGATTCTCGCCGTGGGACCAAACTAGAAGCAGGCTTCAACTTAAGTAGTCCCAAGCAATTGTTAGAAAAATTCACAGCACTTCTAGGGACAGTGCCAAAGGACAATAAAACCGGCAAGCCTAGTGCTAGTAGGGCAGCCCTTCAGGATTACGCTGCGGACCACCATGTCATACAGACCTATTTGGCATGGAAGAAAAGTGAAAAGCGGCGTCAAATGGCTGAAGGGATCCTTGAAAAGATGGACCCGGACGGCTTTGTACGTGCCAGCTACCTGCAGCTTGGGGCGGAATCTGGTCGTATGTCCTGCATTAAGCCGAACAATCAGCAGATTCCCCGTGATACAGAGTTTCGGCAATGTGTTGAGGCTCCTGATGGTTGGCTGCTTGTGGATGCGGATTTTGGTCAGATGGAACTTCGACTCGCTGCAGCAGTGGCGCAGGATGAAAAGATGACCAAAGCGTTCCAGGCTGGTGAAGACCTTCATACGGTTACCGCTGAAGCAATTGGTTGTTCTCGCCAGATCGCGAAAAGCGCGAATTTTGGTTTGCTGTATGGGTCGGGTGCTAAAGGTTTGCGGAATTACGCTGCTAGCTCTGGCGTCACCATGACTGTGGAGGCAGCTGCAACAATTCGTAACCAATGGTTGGATACTTATGCAGGTGTGAAGCGGTGGCAAAACCAGAATGCTGCCGACGCATCAAAGACAGCAAGTAATCGGTGGGCCGAAATCCGTATTCCAGGCTCTGACATGCGGCGTTTTCTGCCAGGTGACATGAACCGTCTGACAGTAAGGTGCAACACCCCAATCCAGGGGGCTGGTGCGGCCATCCTTAAATGCGCTCTAGGAAACCTATGGCCAAAGGTTCTAGAAGCTGGTGAGCAGGAAGTAAAAATTGCGGCCTGCATCCACGATGAAATTCTCTTACTTGTTCGTGAAGAAAAGGCGCAGCATTGGGCGGACCAGCTAAAACAAGTAATGGAAAGCGCCGAAGCTAAGTGGTTGGGAGACATTCCGCCTCTAGCTGAACCTTCTATAGGAAAGCGTTGGTCTGAAATTCACTAGGAAATAACGCACCATGGTCAGCATCTATCGCACGCTTAACGGATGGTCCTTCCATACCCCTCAGGAAACAGGTTGTTACCGTAGTCTTGCGGAAGTGATGGATGCTGCCTATGCCACCAGAAACAGGGCGGCAGATAGTTATGAAGTTCTTGCAGTACGAAATAGCGCGTGCCACCACTGCAGACTTGCTCCGCGCAGCCAATTTCCTTGAAGGTGCTAGGGAAGTAAGGCGCGGCTGTCGTAAACAGCGCACAAAAGCTCGTAAGGATCAGCAGACTGGATGGCGTAAGCATGTGGATCAGGCGCTTCTTTGGTAGCACATTGCTAGACTAAAGTCTACTGGGCTACTACTTGATGGCGATTCGGCACGGAAATAAAACGTATATGCAGATTCTTCTTGATCCGCATAGGGCGAAATTGTTGTTTGACCTAGCTGAAAAAGCTAGCACACGTCCCACCGCTTGGATTCGTGCTGCGGTCTACAAAGCATTGGAACGGGAATACCCTGCTGCGGTTTACAACGAGGCAGTTGCTAAGGATGAAGCTGCTTGGCGGGCTTCTGTTCGTAAACGGGTGGAAGGCCGTATTAAGTCACGTAAAGCTCCTGAAGATACCAAGTAAAAGGCTTTGTACTGTGCTACTCTTCCTGGGTCTGATACTTACCGGCCAATGACTCGCTACGCACTTAAAACAACACACGAAGGTAAAGTTTTGTATCTTGCGGCCTACTACGCAAACTTTCCTAAAAACAACGGTATTCGCTTGACGTACAAAGCAGAAGACGCTTGCTCCTATGTGACTATTGAGAAAGCTTGCCAAGTGGCACGTAGCCTCGAAGACAGTATGGGCTGCGTACCAAGCATTGTGGAAGTTTCTTACTGATGGACGGTTTTAGTCAATACCTGAAGGACATTGTCCGGTATCCGCTCTTGAACAAAGAGCAGGAAATACTGCTGGCGCGGCAAGTGCAGGTTTGGGTTACATCTGAAAACCCCACCGCAAAGGAAATTAAGGCGGGCAAACGGGCCTATCAAAAGCTCATCAACTGCAACCTAAGGCTTGTCGTATCTATCGCAAAACGTTACACATTACGTTCCAAGCGCACAGAAATGTTTGACATTGTGCAAGAAGGAAACATCGGGCTTGCTCACGGCATTAAAAAGTTTGACCCAGAACGTGGTTATGCTCTGTCCACGTATGTCTACTGGTGGGTCAGGCAGTCAATTAGTCGCTATCTGAGTTACCACGACCGCATGATTCGCATTCCGTCTCATGCCGGGGAAATATTAACGAAGCTGCGTCAATGGAGACCCCAGTTTGAGTTGTCGCATGGTAGGCCACCCACCCTAGAAGAAAGCGCAGAATACTGTGCTATAACCCCTAAGCGATTGCGGGAATACCTAGAGAGCAGTGAGGACTGCCTTAGCTTGGATAAAGTTGGGGTTGGTTTGGATTCTGACCATACCTTGCTTGAACTTATTACTGATGGGGAACACCCCATGGAAAAGCTTGACAACATTTTCTGCAGTGATACGGTAGACAGGCTCTTAATGACCCTAAGCCCCGTAGACCGTACCATCGTTGAACGTGTATTTGCTTTTGATGGCGGCGAAACACAGACCTACATAAAAATCTCAAAGGACTTGGGTATGTCCAGAGAGCGTGTAAGGCAAAGATACCATAAAGCCTTAAGAAAACTTCATGTACTTGCAAAAATAGGTACGTGTGGGCCGCTGTGATGGAATGTTCTAATTGCGGTGCCTCAGGCAGGGGCGTCGTAAAAATCATAGGCACTCGTAGGTCATACGAAGTAGCGACGACACGGGCTTGGAAATGTACGGTGTGCTCCACACTTTTGTATTCCGTAGAAATTTCCGTGGATACACTTCACGTCCACTGCAACAAGCACTACCACATTAAAAAAGATGTGGTGCAACGTCTGATCTCTGCGCTTTATTCATGAGCAATGTTCAATTGGTCTGGGCAACTCCAGACGCTGAAAAACTGATCGTGCGCATGGCACGTGTTAGTAACCCCAGCAATCAAGACAACTGGGAAACCGGACCAGGGCT